CGCGGCGATACCTACGGACAGGCCAGCCGCATAGAGCTGCGGTTGGTGGGCGATCACCCAGGCGATCAAGGCGGCCCAGAGGCCGGGGTCTTTCTCTGGCATATGGGCCATCTCGATTCCTCCCTCACGGGGAGCTGTAAAAAGAAAGCCCGCTCGAGGCGGGCAAGGTGCAGCAGGATTAGCGGGAGTTCAGCATGCCGCCTGGTCGCAGCCCTTCGCGGATGACTTGGCGGACGGCGCAGGCCAGGCCGTCATCCGCGCCGATACGCTCGATGCTCACGATGCTCACGATGCTCTTGCGCAGCTCTTCGGCCAGCCGGGACCCTCTGATCAGGCCGGCCATAACTTCCCGGCCGTCGCCCAAAGTTTCAATCTTGATGGCGCATCCGGCTGCGAGCTTGCCGGCGTCGACTTCGGCCTGGCTGATGAACATCTGGTCGTCGATGAGGATGAAAGGCTTTCCTGGCTCGCTACCGCGCTTGACCACCTTCAACTCGCCGGCGCCGTGGGCTGTCAGCATCGCCTGCACATCGCGCAGGTTGCGGGCCAACTCACCGTAGAGTGTGACCCCGCCAAGGCGCAACGGCTCGACGGCAGGCTCGGCATCGATTCGGGCAACAACATCGCCCTTCTCCAGGTCGCCGATGACCACGTTGCCAGCCGGACCCTTAATGGTGAATGCCCCGGTCTTGAGATCGATATCGACCTGGCCCGAGGCGCTCGAAAGAGTGCCTGCCGTCAGGTGGCGTGATTTATCGGTCATGAGTGCGCTCCAGAAACGAAAAAGCCCCAGCATTTGCCAGGGCTCAGAAACGACGAAGCCCGACACAATGGCCGGGCTTTCGGGGCCACTCCTCAGCAACGCGCAGGAATGACAGGATGGGGAAATAATCGGCCATGCGGCCATTTGATGTCAAGCCTAAATGATGAAAAACTCTCGATAAATAACTTCGAGTATCTGCGATGTTTTCGTCATCTCTCCTAAGCAGCACCGCGCTACTGCTTATACTGGCAGCGACGCCAGCACAGGCGCTTGAAGTGAAAATGGACGTGAATACGTCTGGTGGCTCCTACCCTGTGATTTCCGGTCTAACAAATTTGCCCGACGGGACTGAACTGTCTCTTACGCTAGTCGTTCCAGGGCAGTACTTAGGCCAAGGCAAGGCTGTTGTTGAGAACGGCCGCTTTACTTCCGAGGCTTTTTCCAACAATGGAAGGCCGCTGCCAAGCGGAGTTGCAAATCTTGAAGTAAATAGCGTGTTGGCCTCATCAGAAAAGATTCGAGCGGTTATCGGCGAGCATGGCGAGAAGATGACAGGCCCTTATGTAACCGCTCTACCTGGAACGAGATTCAGGACAGTCCATAGGTCATTCAAACTTGCCGTCCCGTGACAACCCTGGGCTATGCCGCATCAACAAATGTCAGCCCCTCATGGTGAAGCAGGCATTCCGCAGCTTCTAATGCCTCGTTCACCATGCCATCGAGAACATCCTCAACGGCCTTCTTCCAGCGGCGGCGCGTGCGCTCTGGCCGAGCATCAGGATCCCAGCGGTTGATATCGTAGAACTGAGCTGGCAGCACGATCATGTCACTAGAGCGCTTGCCCTCCACGCCCTTCAGCTTCGGGATGGCCCAAGCAGTGACGGCGCTGGTGACGAACAGCTGCGGTGCATGGGATGCCACAAGTGGGCAAATGCGGCTGATGGATTGCACCTTGCGGCCCTTGTGGGTGCTGAACTTAGCCACCAGCACATCCCAGTGCCTGGGCTTCAGCTCACTGTGCAGGCGGGCGAACACCCAGCAGTCCGCATCCATCCTGCTGATCTCGCCTTTCTTTACTGCCCCGCTCAATGTGGCCAAGTCGTGCCCATCCTCGCTGCCGGGCTGGTACAGCTTCTGCCAGGCCTGCTTGCTGGTGTTGTCGATCGCCTCCGCTGCGAGGGCCGAAACGACCGCCCCCAGTACGCTGCTATAGATCATGTCCTTCCCCTCAATCCCCGGTGTAGTTGATGCCCCCGGCGCCCAGCCGGTTGCCTTCCTGATAAATCGCCTCCGGCCCAGTGGCCCGAGGGTGTTTCAATTCTTCGATCTGTCGTTGCGCGGCCTGAAGGCGCAGGCTCAATTGGGTGATCAGCTCTTCCACCGGCAGCGCTTCCCCCGTCGTGGCGGCCACCCAACCCGAAGCGTTGCACTGCACGCAGGCCAGGTCATGGAACACGCCCTTGATCACCGCTTTGCCACGGCACGCCGGGCACTGGGCCAGCTCCACCGCCTGCTTGCGAAAGTCCGGTCCGTGGCTCTTGATCATGCTTTTGAAACCTCGCTATTAACAATTTTCGGAATTGCCTTGCAGGCCGCGTCGTTCAAGGGCTGCACAGGGTTTTGCGAATCTTCATATTGGGCGCCTGTCAGGTTGTGAACCGCGTTGAATCCGCGCTCATCTAACCAGGCGTGCCACTTCTCCAGTGCGGCCAGGCGCTGCTCCCGAGCCTGGGTGTTGATGTAGGTCGAGGCGATCTTGCCCAGCGAGTGGTTCAGCAGCATCTCGCCGATATGGCCGTCGATGCCCAGGTCAGTCCAGGCAGTGCGGGCCACCTTGCGCAGGTCGTGGCTGGTCCACTCACCCTGGCCCAGGCGGGTAAACACGGCGCTGGCTTGGCCCTCGCTCAGTGCCCGGCCACGCCGCGACGGGAACAGGTAGATGCCCTCGTAGCCCTGGGCGGTTTGGGCAGCGCGGTATCGACTCAGCATGGCCTTGGTCTGGGCGGTCAGCGGCAACCGGTGCTCGGTGCGGGTCTTGGTGTGCTCGGCCGGAATGAACCACTCGTTGTCGGCCATCGAGATATCGGACCAGCGCGCCAGGCGGGTCTCCCCCACCCGGGTGCCGTGGCACAGCATCATCAGCGCAAGCATGGCCTCGCCGGGTTCGCTGTCGAACAGGCCGGCCAGCATGGGCACCAGCTCGACCAGATGCACGCCACGCAGCCGGGCAGGCTTGGGCATGATCCGGGCCTTGGTGAAGTCGACGAACTTCAGCGCGGCCATGGGGTTGGTATCGATCAGCCCAAGCTTATGGGCCTGGCGGAACGCGACGACCAGCAGGCCGAACAGTTGGCGCACGTAGGACAGCGAAAGCACTTCCTGCGCGGGCCACATCAACAGCTTGTCCAACTCAGGTGCCGACACGGCCCGAATCGGCAGATCGGCCAACCTGGGCTTCAGGTGGCACGCAATGGCCGACTTGGCGCCGGTCTTGCGCTTGGCCGACAGCGAACGGTCGCGGCTCATGCGGTCGCTGTACCAGTCGAGCAGCTGGCCCACGGTGGACAGGCCGCCCAAGGCAACGGCGGCATCCGGGTCACGCAGCAGGCGCTGCCGCAGCGCAGGCAGTTCGGCCAGCACCGCGGCGGCACCCAGCTCGGGATAACGGGCGATCTGGCTCCAGGCCTTGCCCTTGACCAGGTACCACGACCCGCGCTGCCGGTCCTGGCCGAATCGCAGGTACAGGCCGGGGTGACGCGGGTCGCGCAGGTCATGCACGGTAGGGTCGGCGGCCTGCCGGCGGATCTCGGCATCGGTGAACTTCACAGCGCGGGTCTTGCTCATGCCACCGCCCTCGTCTGCGGCTGCAGCAGGTAGGCGCGGATCGCTTCAATCGCATCGATGGCACCGCGGCACACGATGGCCAGATAGCCCTGTTCGAGCAGCGCTTGGATGCAGGCGTCCTGGCTCGGCGACACGGCGGCGTCGTATGGCGGCTTCGCCTTGAATTCAATGTACAGCCCGAAGTACCCGCCGCGCGCCATCGGCAGCACCAAGTCAGGGATACCGGCCTTCACGCCCTGAGCCTTGAGTTTGGCGGCGACCGCCTTCACCCGGTGCCCACCGTTCGGGACGTGGTAGATCAGCTTGGCGGCGGCCGGGTAGCGCAACGCTACTTCGCGCATCAGCGAGGCCTGCTCCAGGCCTTCGCGGTCTACCGGCTTGGCTCGGGATTTCTTCGCAGGGAACAGTGGTGGCGGATTTCGAACCGAGGGTTTTTGGCTATTCATGCGGCGATCACCCCCTCGCGGATCAGCAGGGCCTGGGTACGCATGACGCCCTCGGCGTGGTACTGGCGGGCTTTCTCGCGGCCAACGATGTTGCTGCGACCATCGCAGGCGTCGTGGCAGGCGCTGCAAGCGTGCGCGCCCTGCAGATCGTTCGGCTTCATGCCGACGCCACAGGTGCCGGCCATGCGGTAATGGGCTAGCACGGTAGTGCCGGGATCGCCGTTGCAGACGCCCGGAATGCGCACCTGGCATTCCCGGCCGCGGGCGGCTTTGGTCAACTTGGATTGCTTCATGAGCGTTCGTCCTTGTGGAGATCAACAACGAGCCAGGTGGATGGCCACAGCTTGCCGCCATGAGCTCGGGCGACCTGTTCGTCTCGGTAAATGGCAACAGGCGGTTCAGGCTTGTCAGAGAGGCCGAGCAAGTGGCTGCGGCAGTACAGTGCCCAGCGGTACTCAGTGAGGTCAGGAGGAAGCAGCATCGGATCGATCATGGCCGAGCACCCCGAGCGGAGCGCAGCGCCTCAAGCGCGGCACGGCCAACATCCAGCGAGCGCGGAGCAGCCGGTGCAGCGAGCTCGGCAACCGGCACCGGGCCCAGGCGTTCGCCCTGCCAGATCTTCCGGCACTGCGCGAGGTAGTGTTTCTCGAAGCAGGTCAGGCCAAGTTCACGCGACATCAGCGGCAGGCTGTGGAAGCCGTCGGCTGCCGTGGCGTGGTAGACCGCCGGGTGCATCCACTTCGCCGCCGCGCGCATGGCCGGGTGGCAGTTGCGCAGCCCCTGGGCGTAGGCCTTGTCGGTGCTGGGCAGGCCCAGGCCTTCCGGGGCAAAGCACCAGCTCACGAACACGCCAGGCGCCGGAACAAACGCGGACTTGCTCGCGCTCAGCACTCGCATGCCGTGGTCGATCTGCTCCAGGCGGGTGATGCCTGAGCGCATGAACTCACCGAGCCATTCCAGCTTGGCCGCATTCATGACCGCCTCGGTTGGCCAGGACTGACGCCAAGCCCCGCAGGCGCCGCGCAGTCGCAAGAATAGATCCTCGATCACTTGCTGGGTTGCTGGGTCAATCGGCATCGCCCCGGGCTCCACCGGCGACTGGTAAGTCGGGTCAGTCCGGCGATTGGCCAGCAGCTGGCGAACGTTGGTTGCGGTCATACTCGAACTCCATTCTTGGTCCAGTCGGCCCCGGTTTCTTCCTGCTCCGCCGCGCCCTTTGCCTTCTCGGTCTTGGCCCACTTGGCCAGCCGGAAGCACCAGCCGCCGTTGCTGTCAAACACCCGCGGCTTGGCAACGTAGTAACCCAGGAAGCTCTGGAGCGTTTCCTCGGTCAGCGCCTCCAGGGTCAGGCCGGCCAATTTCAGCTGGGTGGTCACCAGGTCAGCCGGTGGGTTCCACTCGGCGAACATGGCGAAGCGCTGCCAGTCGTCCTGCGATTCCGTGGCCTGGCGATCCTGCTCCTCGATCACGTCGGCCAAATCGCGCGGCTGCTGCTCTTCGGTTCCTTGATGGTTCACTGACGGATTGGGTGCAGCTGCTGCACCCCGTTCTGCGTTTTCCTGCACCCCGTTCTGCTGTGAGCTGCACCCCGTGCGGTTATCTGCACCCCGCTCTTTACGAGGTGCAGCAGATGCACCCCGCTTTAGCTGAAGGTCATAGACCACTGGGCGCCGGTCGCGGCGATCGATGTAGGCAGCTGCGATTGCCTGGTTGCCTTCGGTGATCCACCCGCCCTTCTCCAGCTCATCCAGTTTCAGGCGCACGGTGCGCTCGGACAGGCCGGTGTCTTCGGAGAGGGTCCCGGCAGACGGAAATGCACCGCGCCCGTCGCTGCCGGCGTAGTTGGCCAGGCACAGAAGAACATGGCGCGCGGCGGGGTTATCCAGGGCAACCTTTGGAATGGCCAGTGCCCAGGTCATGGCTTGAACACTCACGCCCTACCCCCGTTCTTCCCCGGCCCAAACTGACGCGACAGATTTGGCGTGCTGCCGAAAACTGACGCGCCGGGCTTGGTGTTGCTTGCATCGACTGCAGTGTGCATAATCGACCTCACGTTGTTTTGAAGAAGCCGCCCTGCCAGGCGGTTTTTTTTCGCCTGCAATTCCAGTACTGGATGGATTCGCAGGTGTTTTGGTCATCTACTGGCGCAAGGCCGAATAGCTGAAAATCAACCCCACGGTCACGCTGCTGCCCCTTTCTGGTCAGCCTTGAGCGCGCCAGCCGTGAGTCTTTCGATTTGGTACTGGCGCAACTCGGGCACCTCTGCCCACTGGCGAACCGCTTCGTAGGTAACGCCAAGGGCTTTTGCGAGCGCCGAGATGGAACCGAAATAGTGAATTGCCTGGCTTTTGGTCATGGCGACCTCCTTTGCTCGTCTTGATATTCAAGCATGCTTGTATATGCAAAACAAGCATGCTTGACAAGCAACCTTGTAGATTGCGCACATGAAGACCACAGACCGAATCACCAAACTCGTCCTAGCTCGCCGGCCCGAGTTAGGCGTACGCAACGTCAAACGGGATATCGCAACTACCTGCGGCATCAGCTATGAAGCTGTTCGCCAGTGGTTCGCCGGTGATACCGAAAACATCAAGAACGAGAACCTCGTGGCGCTTGCTGACGGGTACGACACGACCGTTGATTGGCTGTTGTCGGGAAAGGGAGAGCCGCCGCGTAAGGGAGAATCAAAGTCAGCCGGATCGAAAGAAGCCGGCACGCCTTTATCGGCCGCAGACGCAGTCCGGAAAATGCTGGAGAAGCATGGTAAGGGCCTCACTGCCGAGGCACGCCAAAGCATTGTTCGCGCTGTAGAAGAGGACCCTCAGGGCGAAAGAACTAGCGGATTTGTCATCGCGACTGCCGAACCACCAGAAGGCGATATCTCCATCCCTCAATACGACATCCGGGCAGCTATGGGTCACGGCCAAGTGCCGGCCGAGTACAGCGAGGTCATCCGAAATGTGGTGATCCGAGAGGAAGTGCTGCGCGAAAAAGGGGTGACCTACTCCGCCGCTCAGGCCCTGGCGATGATCACCGGGTGGGGGCAGAGCATGGAAGGAACGATCAACGACAAAGACCCTGTGATCGTTGACCGTGGCGTGAACGGCTATGAGGGAGAGGGGGTTTATGTGCTGACGTGGCACGGCGACCTTCTCATCAAGCGTCTGCAGCGAAAGGATGAGGATCATCTCTGGCTCATCTCCGACAACCGCAACTACGAAAAACAGTCGGCGCGGCTGGATGATGTAACGATCCACGCCAAGGTGCTGCTGGTTTGGAATGCGCGAAAAATATAGCCGTCTTTTTCTAGGTATGTAGGCGCAGCTAGCCTGTCCAAAGGGTAAGTGATGACTGACGAAGAAAAGAAGCGCCTGGATGAATTGCTGTCCAACATCATCCAGCTGATAATTGCCCAAATAGAGGCACAGATGAATCTGAGTACGTCTATTTTGCTGATGGATGACATCCCAAGCAAATCCCGCGAAGACGCACAGAAGGCGTTCAGTAGCATCCAGGAACAACTGAACCTGCTGAATGAAATTAAGAAGATAGGGCAGACAGATGTCTGATCAGAACATTGATGTTCGCCTTCTCCAGGCGCAGTATGACAGGACCGTCGGCGAGCTTGTGCGAGAGCGGAAGAGGAACGGCGGCGGGGAGCCACCAGGAGGAGACGCAGTGGACACTCGGATAATCAATCTGGAGAGAGATGTAACTGATGCGAAGATTGCTCTAGCAAAGGTTGAAACTCGTCTGGAGAACATTGAGAAAACCATGCTCACCAAAGGCCAGACAGCTGTGTATGCGCTGATCGCTGGAATCGCTGTGTTTGGCGCCGGCTGGTGGGTCGTGCAGCAATACCTAGCCCCGCTTGTGGCCAACATTGCAAAGTAAAGCCCGCAGCAGCGGGCTTTTTTGCGCCGATTAGAAAGGCGCCTCGTCCTCTTCCATCCCAACAACAGCCACATCCTCTCCCCTATCGATCACTCGATCGTCATCGGTTGGCAGATCCCATTGCAGGATCACAGACCCGTCATCACAGAAGGTCATGTCCAGGCCGCCTGTTTCCGCCAGCAACTCCATGATCGCGCCCCAGTCCTGATCTGAATCCGTATCCAGGCGGTGTATCAGCACCTTCCTTCCAAGCTGAGCCACGGGCGAGTTGATCATCGCCGACACCCTAAGCCCCAGATACTCAAGGCTCGTTAACTCATTCATTCGAACCGCATTTTCCTGCGCTGCCATTGACCACCCCGAATACTGTATATACATACAGTAAAAGAAAAATACACAAGCGTGCTTGCATTTTAAAAACAAGCATGCTTTTATAAATGCAAGTTCGCTTGCATTTGCAACGAGCCTGGCTGTTGGAGCAGCCACCGCTCTTTACACAACTCGACACCCGTCACCCTCAGCGGCACATGAGGGCAGCAGCTGCCTCATGCAGTGTGCTGGGTTCAGGTAACCAAGTGGCGCGCATGCCAATGCGGGGAAGCGCGTAGCCCAGAGAGCGATGGGCGCCTGGATCACTTTGATTTCACTGGCTGGCCTTGGCGACAGGGCCAGACGGGAAATCAACTGATAGCGGAGCAACTAAAGATGACCACGATTATCGAAGACCGCTTCGCGAGCGGTGCCCAGGTGAGCATGGAGATGGACAAGGACGCAGGCGAGCTATTCGTCTTCCACTGCCCGGCCGGTCAAGGCTGCAAGGTCAGCAAATGGCCGCTGGATAGCCATCACATGCTGATCGCGATGGCTCATTACGAAGAATGCTGCGAGCTGGAACGCGCAGCCTGAACAACCAGCGCCACGTCAGCCTGACGTTAACTGCCCGATCCCTCGAAAGAGGCTGCATCGGAATGTCGGCGGGTCATGAAAAAAGCATCTCCAGAGCAATCGGATTGTGGCGAATACCCGGACGTCGATTGCAAAAAATGGTGTGGACCGACATTCCAATGCAGCTTCGATAGGTGGCCACTGCCTTCCCAGTGAGCGAGCAACGGAGGGTCGCAATCATGAAGTAGGAAACGAGGAGCCTCGCCCAGCCATGGAGTGTTGGCGGTAACCGGCCACCAGAGTGCCGGGCGCTAGCAGGCCGAGAGAATAGCCTGCCCGGAGCGCGCTGGTTGCCACCAGCCCCGATAGCCAGACGGAAGTGCTGCACAGCGACGGTCGATGGCAACGACGCCGGATACGTAACCGGCCCGATCAACCTGGCTCCCCATCACCAGGCTGCATCGGTAGAGCTCTTCCTGGTCCTATTTAGGGTTTCGGGGCGACAGTGCAGGAAGCGCTCTACCAATGCAGCCAACACCCGAGGTTACTCATCATGGAAACGATCACCAGCGGCTCTTGGAAGGGCTTCCTCGGGCGTGGCCTGGCCCCGCGTGAACTTGAAGCACTGCTTGCGGTAGCTCAGGGCATGACAGCCAAAGAGATTGCCCGCCTGATGCAGATCACCCCGGGCACCGTGGCCAACCGAATCGAAAACGCGATGTACAAGCTCGGCGTTCACCGCCGCGCCGCCTTGGTCGCCGAGGCCATGAAGCGCCAGATCATCAGCCCGATGTGCATCCTGCTGGCCGGCCTGATCGCCATGCATGCAGTCATGGGCGACACCGACCCGATGCGCCGCGACCGCCGTGTGCCCGAGCGGCGCATTGCCCAGGTTCGAATCATCCGCAAGGCCGAATCCTTCGACCTGCACGCCTGACACCCACCCCGAGGAGCTCACCATGCACCCAGTCCTGCAGCACCGCGTCGACGGCCTGGCCGCCCTGCGCGCCCGTGCCACTCTCGCAACTGCCGACTTCTGCGCGCTGACCGGCCGGCCAGCACCAGCACAGAAGATCCGCTACCAGGTCGTGACCAAGGGCAAGGCGTACCACATTGTTGAGGTGGCCACCGGCAAGACCAAGGGCTTCTGTTTCAGTTACCGCGCGGCGATCAACTTCGTCCAGGCAATGGAGGCAGCTGCGGACCGCAAGCTGGTGCGGCGCCAATGAGCAAGCGCAAGCCGCACAGCATGCGCGCCCGCTTGGAGCGGACCTGCAGAGCGCTGGTCAGCGCCAACCACGCCGCCGTGGTGAACATCGACCCGAGCGGCCAGCAGGTGCTAATGAACTGGAAGAACTGCAAGCAGATTTGCGTACGTCAGGTCGTCGACGCCGTGTGCGACATCCCCCACCGCTGGACCATCTACCTCAGCGTCATGTGCCAGAAGCCCAGCGGCGAGCAGTACTGCAAATCGGTCGAGGTCGCACCGCAGGGCAACTACCTGGCTTCGCACCTGACTGATGTGATCGAAGCCACCTATACCGACCTGCGGGCCCAGGCCAATTCAAACCAACTGGTGGCGGCCGGATGGATCGCCATACCCACGGACATCACTCTGGATGAAGCGCAGGCCGCCAAGGTCTTCGCAGCAGTCGGTGCCTGGAGCCAGCAGTAGGCAGCATGAGCTCAGTTTCTGACTTCTGACCGAAGCACCTATAGAGCTCGCTTCAGGATTCACTTCGTTGCTGGGCTGCCAATAAGTCCGCATACGCCTTGTGGAGTTCAGCAGTTGCCATTGCTCCCAGTTCGCCCCTTTCGAAATGCTGGGAAGCTTTCGAGATAAGAGCTGCAGTATGGTCCACAAAAACTTTTGGGTCTAAGCCCTGCAGCGTTGCTGTAGTCAGCAGCATTCCGAGCGCAAGCTCCAATGCACTTTCACGATCATCAGTCATGCAACCCCCTCATGTGCTATGTCGCCATGCCGCCTGCGCGGCAAGGCGTTACGAGAAAATCAGCTGGTGCTGATCCGCCTCAAAATTCGATATGAGCGGCGAAGGTGTTGCGACCTTGTTAAACGCGATCCATGCCCTAGTGCGAGCGACGTCAAACGACTGTCTCCGCCCCGCCATTGTGTCAACCAATGTTCTTGAAACCCTGTAGCGCCCGCAGCGAGCACAGTTTCGTTCATGCCAGTCCCCTCCAGAGTCGTACGTTTCCGCTGCACCGCTGCAAATCAAACAAGTCACCTCTCGTTCCTCCTTGCGAATGACAATTCAACTGTAGTTGATCCTTCGCCTCTCCTTACATCCGGGCATCGCCCGGCGAGGTATCGGCAATGGCCGAGAAGAAGACAGGGGCAGCCAAGCACTCGGCGGACTACCGCGACAGGGAGAAGAAGGAGGCGGAACGGCTGGGCATCGAGAAGATGACGCTTGTTACCGCTGCAGGTACCAAGCGGGGCATGTCCGAAGCGATGCAGGCCCACGGCTTCAGTTAGTTGCAAGAGCTGCTGCAGGACCTGCACCTGTCGCTCCTCGCGTGTGACCGAGAAGAACAGGCGCGCCGCCTGAAACGGCCTGACGCGCCAGCTTTTGAGATATCACCGAAGCTAGCGCGACAGTTCGAGGAAGCCACCAGGGCTGAGCTAAAACGTGACCCTGGCAACGAAGTTATTACGCCCTTGTAGGCAGCCGGGTGAGAGCCTCGGCATGGGCGTTGCTGATTTCACGGATCGCGTTATCGACATGCGGATGCTCAACATATCGCAGACTGTTGTTGCCCAATAGCAGCGCAGTGGCGCGCTCGACGATGTTCCTCTCGTCCAGGCCGTCGAATTTTGCAGCTCCAATTACTGCGACAAGTGCCTGCTCCAATGCAATTTCACGATCAGTTGTCATTTCAACTCCTTTTGATCCGGCCCTATGCCGGTCACTCCTAATACCCCATCCCAAACCAAATTGCCACCATGCCGCATCCGGCCACGGAGGGCGGCACATGCCCAGGAGAAACACCATGCAACTCGACATCAACATCGAAGGGATCGTAGCCGAGTCGGTAGCCGCCGCGCTGAGCCCGGAAAAGCTGCAGCCGATCATCCAGAGCAACGTTGAAGACACGGTGAAGCGCGCTATCGAGTCCCAGTTCAGCTACCGCTCTAAATTCAAGGAAATGCTGGAAGAGAAGCTGGCAGGGGTAATGCCGACCGACGTCAAGGACATCGGCCGATTTGGCGACCTGGTGGTGAAGACGGTCTCGGGAATGCTCAGCGACATGCAGAACCAGGTGGTGAAGCAGTCCATCCAAGACCGCTTGGCTGAGATGATGAAGCCGCTGCCGCAGAGCATCACCTTGACGGAGCTGCTGAACAGCATCACAAAAGGCCTCGGCGAAAGCGACGAAAGCCGCGGCGAAGATCGCCCAACCATCATCATCGAAACCACAGAGGGTGTTTGCGCGGGCTACTGGCACCTCTACGTCGATGCCGAGGAGCGCACATCGAAATACTCGTGCGCCATTCAGATGGACTTCGACAAAGAAGGCAAGTGCTACAGCCTCAAAATCAACGATTACGATCCGTCGAAGACTCTCTTCCTCGGCTCTAAGTATGGACTCGAAGCCCTTCTGCTGAACCTCTACACCGGCGGCGTGAAAGTCCAGCACCAAGAAGTCGACATCTACGACTTCTACTACGGCAACGACGACTGACCCTCCCGCTCTGCCCGCCAGTGCCTCCCCACTTCAACGAATCACGCCACCCCGGCGAGGAACGCCTATGCCCGCAGAGAACCCGCAAGCCTTCACCAAGACCTTCAGCCAGACAGGGACGTTTCGAGCCCTCTATGCCGCGCAGGACTGGCTGCGCGAGAACGGCTACAGCTACGGCTCGTCGTGCCGTGAGATGCCGATCGGCCTGATGAAGGGAGACTACTTCATCGCCAAGTGGAAGAACCTGACCCGGGAAGAGATAGCTGAGCTCGACGGAGTGATGCAGGGCTCACTGCGCGAGGGGCCAATTGAGATTCGGCTAAAGCAAGCCCTCGAATGAAACCCATAACCCTTCTCCGCCGCCCTGGTGAAGGACGGCTGCTACCTGGAGATAACCATGAGCACATTCGCAGTCTTCGGCATGACCGCCGACGTAGCGCTGGCTGAGGCCAGGAAGACAACCAAGACGACTAGGCCAAGCGGGAAAGCTGGCTGCCCCCCCCTAGAGCTGTCCCTGTCTGAGTGGAATCTGGCCGTCGAGCAGCAGGCGGCCAAGATCATGGCCGGCGAGAAAGTGAAGCAACTGAGCCAGATGTTCGATGCGCCGCAGTACGCCCAGCAGTTCATGGAGCTGGCCCGCAAGACCGGCCGGTGCCGTGACCTCCGGATCAGGGCCAAATGCGAGATCACCGACGCCAAAGGCAAACCGGTGATCAACCCCAAAACCAAAATGCCAAGAATCGGGTGGACCGACTACGCCCCCCCGACATCGCCAAAGTCGCCTGAGCCAAGGAATCATCAATGACAAAAGCAATCGACCTGTTCTCCGGTTTCGGCGGATGGAGTACTGGCGCGCGGAAAGCGGGTGTTAAAGTGGTTTGGGCTGCCAATCATTGGCCTGAGGCCGTGAAGTGGCACGCCGCCAATCACCCCTATGCTGAGCACGTTTGCCAGGACCTGCACCAGGCCCGATGGGAGCAAGTTCCGGCACACGACTTGCTGCTGGCCTCTCCCTGCTGCCAGGGCCACTCGAAAGCCCGCGGCAAGAAATCCGGCAACCCTCAGCACGATTCATCTCGCTCGACAGCCTGGGCCGTTGTATCGGCGCTGGAGTTCCACCGACCTGAGGCTGGTGTGATCGAAAACGTTCAAGAGTTCATGGATTGGGCTCTGTACCCGGCCTGGCTTGCCGCCGTGCAAGCACTTGGCTACCAGGTCGCTCCGCATATCGTTGACTGTGCCGACTTGGGCGTGCCGCAGCATCGCGTGCGGCTGTTCCTGGTCATAACCCGCAGCAAGGCGCCGCTGATGCTCGAGCTGCACCGGCGCCAGCACGTGCCGGCCGCCAGCTTCCTCGACTTCAACGCCGGGCGCTGGTCGCTGATCGAGAAGCCAGGCCGGGCCCAGGCAACCCTTGACCGGGTGCGTAATGGCCGCGAACGCTTCGGTGAGCGATTCATCATGCCCTATTACGGAAAAGGCTCGGGCACCACCGGGCGTGACATCAACCGCCCGATCGGCACCATCACCACCCTGGACCGCTGGGCCCTGGTCGACGGCGATCGCATGCGGATGCTCAGCGCCGACGAGGCCCTGGCCGCGCAGTCTTTCCCGGCTGACACCCTGCGCCCGGACAACCACCGGCTGACCATGCATATGGCTGGCAATGCGGTACCGCCGCTGGCAGGTAAGAGAGTGATTGAGGCGCTGTTGAGAGCTGCTTAACGACGAGGGACGGTCACCTGACGTAGAAGGTGAATATTGATATCAATCTTCGTTATCCAAGGCGGCTGCTTATTCACAGCTCGCATCGCCAGATAGGTCCTCGTTCTTTCCATGTCGAGCCGCCAATCTCCTCTCAGGATCTGTTGGACTAAGAACCTCGGAACGCCGTAGTAGCCGCATGCAGGGCAATCCACTTCGACAAATACAGCCGCTGTAGATAGCGCCCTCGCCCTCTCACCGCAGATTAAGCATTCCATGCTTCACCCATTGCTTGTGCGAAAAACTCTCAATTCTAGTCGCTTCTCAGCGAGGTATCCCCATGTCCACAGAAAACCGATCCAGCAACACCGAACAGATGGTCAGCGTGCCGGCCAGCAAGCTGAAGAAGATCCATCGCGACTTGGACGCCTGTCAGAAAGTGATCTGGCTACGCGGCGGGTTCGACCCGGCCTACTGCAAGGATGCCCAGGATTCGCTCAAGGACATCGACGCCCTTCTCGCCCAGCCAGCCGCCCAGCACCAGGGCGAGCCGGTGGCGTGGTTCTTGGATGTTGAAGGCTACAAGCCGGTCCTGATCGAAAATTACCAGCGCGTTCTTTCTGAGCAGGAGCACTTTCAAGGGCGTGGCCGTACCGCAGTAATACGCCCGCTCTACACCCACGTCGATGCTGGCGAGGTTGAGCGGCTGCGCGCTGCCCTGCAGTTTTACGCCTATCGAGACCACTTCTCGGAAGACATGGGCAGCGACTGGGATAACGTCAGCGGCGAGCCCGCGAACATTCTGTGGCATGAAGATGAGGCTTGGTTCGTCGAAGACGGCTCTATTGCAAGGGCCGCCCTATGTGCCAGCACAGCGCCTGCACCAGCCTCCGACGGCTTCAGCGCCGAGCAGATGACAGCCCAGGGTGCCGATGGCTACCGAAACGGGATCAAGGCAGCCGCCGAACTGGCCGAGGCCTACCCGGACTTGGCCCAGGCAATCCGCGCCTTGCCGCTGCCGCAGTAGCTTTTGACCGAAGGAGTACATTTGTACTCCATCCCGCTTTAACCCCTCTCCCCTCTATTGAACAGCCGCGATATGGCGGCAAGGACGAAGTCATGCCTGAAGAAAAGCAACACGCGTGGCCAGACCACTATCGCTACATCGACGAGATCGGGCCTGAGGGAGTGACCATCGCCTGCCAGCGCTTCGTCGTCCTGCGCGAGTCTGAGCAGTGCTACTGGATCACCCGGGATCGCAACGCTGGATGGGCCGAAAAGTGGGTGGCTGAAGGCCGGAAGAGCCCGCACATCAAACGCGTCCTGAAAGAATCGTCCGGCCGCCGGTTCGCCTACCCGGACAAGGCGAAGGCCCTGAACTCCTACAAGGTCCGAAAGCGCCGGCAACTTGGCCATGCCGAGCTGGCACTGGAGCGTGCAAAGACCGCCTTGGAAGACCTCAAGGGCGTGGACACTATCGACGACAAGCGACTGTGCTCGGGTGGCGATTTCATCAAAGAGCTGAACTGGGAGGACTATTGATGACCCGCCTCGCCCTCTGTCTCCTGCTGCTGGCCACCGGCGCCAGCGCAACCGAGAACGTCATCGACGTGCAGCACGACAGCCAGCGCGGCGTCACCTGCTACCTGCTGAACGGGGTCGGCATCAGCTGCATCCCCGACAGCCAACTGCAGGCCGGCAACGAGCGCCAGCTCTCCCCGCGCGAACAAGACACCCCTACCCCTGCAAAGGCGCCAGTGCGCTGGAATGAAGAGAGGTATGAGCTGTGAGCGAAAAGACCCTGCGCGAAAAGATCATCACCTACATGCAGCAGCGCGAGCAAAGCGTCGGCGGCTGGTTCTGCACCTGGTGGTTCAAGTTCCACGTGTCCGACGCCAGCGGCACACCGGAGATTCGCCGGGAGCTGGAGCGGATGGAGAGGGAAGGATTGGTCGAGTCAGATCGAAGCCAAAGCAACAACACGAAGTGGCGGCTGATCAAGGCGCCCGAGGAGCTGCAGCCATGATCGTCCTATGCATTCCAGCGGCGATGTACATGGCCTGGATGATCTGGAAGGGGCCGAGGCCATGATCCCGCGCAAGGGCTTTCTCCGGCGCAAGCTTGAGGCTGCGCTGATCCGCCTGGCAATCGCCATCTTGATGGGACGAAACGTACCAGGTCCCCGGTCGTCAGCCGCCGCGACAACAACGACATGTACTACATGGCCGAGAAGCTGGAAGGCATCGCCGACCGTATCGCCCGCGGCTACCCGTAACCCCTCCCCCTACAACAACTCAAGCCTGCCGGCGTTTCGACCAAATTCCGGTCGCAATCAATGCAACACCTGGAATGAGCAAGCCCACAGCGGTGTAACCGAATGCTGGTTGCCCAGACGCACCAACTGCAGCGAAAGCGATTCCCAATGCCGTCATTGGACCACCAGCGATAGTGAACGTGTTCTTGGCTGTCTTGCTCATATCAATCCTCCTTGTTGACTTCCCATTTAACCATATGCGCCTGCCGGTAGGCGGGCAAGGATGAGCTATGTCCAATCCACATCACCACATACGCGAAGCGATCATCAACGCACTGCCTGATATTGCTGCGCACCTGCCCTTGGACTGCGATCTGTTCGTCATCGCGTGCCGACCTGGCAAGGACGATTTCGACCTGGTGCTGCCGTCGCCTGAGGCAAACCTTAACAATGCCCTGGATGCCCTCCGCCGCCAGGGCCTCACCATCGACGGCGCCAACGCTTACAAGCGGGCCGTGTGCGACCTGGTCGTCGGCGCCCTCGCCTTCGGCAAGCAGAACAACAATCCACCGCCTAAGGGCCACTGGGGTCAGGAGTTCTGGGATATCGGCCGTGCCGAGGGCGAGCGGCAGGAAGAGCTGACGAAAGCTCTGACCCAGGTGCGCGAACAGCGGGATGCCCTGCTCGGCGCGGCACAAGAGGCCCTGAGGGTAATTGATCGAATCAAACCAGCGGGCCATGGGAACGGAACCCAGGTTCGCCTCGCAGCGGCCATCGACAAAGCCACCGCCTAACCCCTCCCCACCTCTGCCGCCAGGCGCGGCGTGGAGACAATTATGCAAACCATTAGGAAAAAGCCCGGCGATGAACACGCCGAACAGGAACAGGCCGTTGCCCAGGGAATGGACAAGGTCACAGAAGAGAAGATGGCCGAACTACTGGGGATCACGCTGCGAGCGCTCCAGACCAGGCGCCAGCGGGGAAAGATCCCTGAAGGTATCTGGAACCGAAACGGCCGCAGCATCATTTACAGCAGATGGAGATATGAGGAATGGCTCGAAAGCCTGTGGGTTTGCCCCCTGGAGTTGAAATCAGAGGGGACGCGCTCCGGATCCGTTTCACTTGGAACGGTGAGCGCCGCGGGGAAACACTTGCCCATCCCCCGACAGCGCAAGGGATCAAGGCGGCCAGCCGTCTACGTGATCAAGTAGTCAACCTCATCAAACACGGCCTGCTGGATGACGAGAAGTACGCCGACCTGTTCCCCGGGTCGGACTTGGCGCTCTCGGCTCAGGCCGCGATACCGAGCTTTGGCGAGTACGCCCAGCTGTGGCTGAACAGCCGCCACATCGTTGGCGGCACTCGCAACAACTACAAGAGCAGTTTCAACCTCTACTGGATGCCGTACCTTGGCCTGCGCCGGATCGACATGATCACGCCGACTATGCTGCGCGGGATCATCGCCAACATTGAGTGGTCCTCCACCGGCGTGAAGCGTAATGCAATCATCAAGCTCTCCAGTGTGTTCAAGACAGCGGTGCTGGATGGGCTAATCGCGAAGAACCCCACCTCATCGCTCGACAAGCCAAAAGCAGTGAAGAAGGTGGTTGACCCCTACACCAGGGATGAAGCCGAGCGGATTATTGCCCACCTATATAAGACGCTGCACAAGTACTCGCAGATCTATGCGCCCTTCTTCGAGTTCGCTTTCTTCACAGGGCTGCGACCAGGTGAGGCCATGGGCCTGCAGTGGGATGACATTGACCTGGAGGCGAGAACCGCGAACATCCGGCGCATAATCGTCGATGGCCAACCGGAAGACCGGACCAAGACGAAGCATCACCGGGTCATCCTGCTCAATGAGCGCGCACTTCACGCCCTGCGCCAGGCCCAGCGCCTGGCCGATCTGCGTCGGATCGCTTCGAAGTCCGCGACTCCCACCAGCCCATTTGTGTTCCAACCGGGCAAAGGCGGGATGTGGATCAGAGAGCCAAGTGTTACAATCAAGCACTTCAAGCTCGCGCTCAAGGCGCTGGGCATCCGTGAACGTCGGCAGTACGACACGCGCCACACCTACGCAACCATGTGCCTAATGGCTGGGATGAACCCCGCGTTCATCGCGAACCAGCTCGGCCATAGCGTCGAGATGTTGCTCTCTACTTACGCAAAATGGATCAGCTCCTCCTCGGATTGGAGGGAGCTGGAGAAGCTGCCGGCTAGAGTCTGATTGGCCCAAAATTGGCCCAAATCAGGCGACGGCACCTAAACACACCTCTGGAACCCCCGCAGGATAAGCACTTGATTTCTACCGCTAACATCACCATGCAGTTCGGCGCCAAGCCCTTGTTCGAGAACGTCTCGGTCAAGTTCAACAACGGCAACCGCTACGGCCTGATCGGCGCCAACGGCTGCGGCAAGTCGACCTTCATGAAAATCCTCGGCAACGATCTGGAGCCGTCCGCCGGCCAGGTCATGCTCGAGCCGAACGTGCGCCTGGGTAAACTGCGCCAGGATCAGTTCGCCTACGAAGAATTCACCGTGATCGACACCGTGATCATGGGCCACGAAGAGTTGTGGAAGGTCAAGGCAGAGCGCGATCGCATCTATTCGCTGCCGGAAATGACCGAAGAAGACGGCATGGCCGTCGCCGAGCTGGAAACCGAGTTCGCCGAGATGGACGGCTACACCGCCGAATCCCGCGCCGGTGAGCTGCTGCTGGGCCTGGGTATCCCGCTGGAACAGCATTTCGGCCCGATGACCGAAGTCGCTCCAGGCTGGAAGCTGCGCGTGCTGCTGGCCCAGGCGCTGTTCTCGGACCCGGAAGTGTTGCTGCTCGACGAGCCAACCAACCACCTGGACATCAACACCATCCGCTGGCTGGAAAACATTCTCACGGCGCGTAACAGCACCATGATCATCATTTCCCACGACCGGCACTTCCTCAACAGCGTCTGCACGCACATGGCCGACCTGGACTACGGCGAGCTGCGCCTGTTCCCGGGCAACTACGACGAGTACATGACCGCCGCGACCCAGTCGCGCGAGCAATTGCTGTCGGACAACGCCAAGAAGAAAGCCCAGATCGCCGAGCTGCAGACCTTCGTCAGCCGCTTCTCGGCCAACGCCTCGAAAGCCAAGCAGGCCACCTCGCGCGCCAAGCAGATCGACAAGATCCAGCTGGCCGAGGTCAAGCCTTCGAGCCGGGTCAGCCCGTTCATCCGCTTCGAGCAGACCAAAAAGCTGCACCGCCAGGCCGTGACCATCGAGAAGATGTCCAAGGGTTTCGACGGCAAGACCCTGTTCGAGAACTTCAGCTTCACCGTTGAAGCGGGCGAACGTGTGGCGATCATCGGCCCCAACGGTATCGGCAAGACCACCCTGCTGCGCACCCTGGTCGGTGAACTGAGCCCGGATGCCGGTGCGGTGAAATGGACCGAAAGCGCTGAACTGGGCTACTACGCCCAGGACCACGCCCACGACTTTGAAGAAGACCTCAGCCTGTTCGACTGGATGGGCCAGTGGACCCAGGGCGAGCAAGTGATCCGCGGCACCCTGGGGCGCATGCTGTTCTCCAACGACGAGATCCTCAAGTCGGTCAAGGTGATCTCCGGTGGTGAGCAAGGCCGCATGCTGTTCGGCAAGCTGATCCTGCAAAAGCCCAACGTACTGGTGATGGACGAACCGACCAACCACCTGGACATGGAATCGATCGAGGCGCTGAACCTGGCGCTGGAAAACTACCCGGGCACGCTGATCTTCGTCAGCCACGACCGTGAGTTCGTGTCGTCGCTGGCCACCCGCATCATCGAGCTGAGCCCGAGCGGTGTGGTGGACTTCAGCGGCACCTACGATGACTACCTGCGCAGCCAGGGTGTGGTGATCTGATCCAGACCTGATCGCGGGGCAAGCCCGCTCCTACA